ATAGGGGTTGTCAAATAGACTAGCAGGTATAAATCTACGTTTAAATAAGGGCTGACCTTCTTTGCTATGCCCTTTAGGGTATCTTAACTCTTCGTTTTTTTCTATGTCTGTAGCCCAAAAGGCTTTGTTACTTGGTGCGGGATCAATAAAGGTCTTCTTAACCCAAGAATGTCCATTCCCGCCTGGATTGGTTGTTGCCCTCATGTACAAGCCTAAGTCTTTGCTATGTGCAGATCTTAAACGTGAGCGCATATAAGAAAATGCGTATGGGCTAGACCACTGAGTTAGCTCATCAAAGCCTATCCAGTTAAACGCCTGACCTTGGTAACGAGTAACATCATTGTCCTTATCAAGGTACGACATCCAGAGCCTACCACCTTGAGGAGAAGTCCATTGCGACTTACGCTCTGACCATTTAATTCCTGTAATTGCACGAGGATTTAATTCTTGTCTATTCTGTATTAATTCTCTAAGTTCCTCTGTAGTATGTCGAACAAGTAAGCCACTGAAATTAGGGCTATTTAATCCGTGTAGTGGATCAGCAAGCATTGCATACGATTTACCACCTCCAGCCGCCCCACCATATAACACTTCTCTTTCAGAAGCAGATAGAAATTCACTCTGTGGGCCAGGATTTGGCTTAAATACTACGTCTTGTGCAAACTCTACGTCATAAGGTTCTGCTTTTACTTCAGCAGGAGCTTTCTTTGGTGTAGTAACCTGTCGTTTGCTTTTCGAGCTTTTCAATTTCCTCAAGGGTTTTTTTGAGCCGCTTGGTAAGGTTGTATTTAATAACAGATGCTTTTTTACGTCTTCGCTCAACTTCTATTCTCTTCTTTAATCCTGAATGAGATATGCTGCGTTCTGTCTGTGTAGTTAACCAGTTTGCAACTTCTCTATAAGAGTACTGCTTTAAATGTTTCTTTGCAAGTACTAAAGCTTCTAACTCATGTTCTATAGGAAGAAGCATATTTTCATTGTCAGGATCTTCCTTATAGCCAAAAGGAATAGTTTTAGCTACTCTTACTACAGGATGCCAAACTTTATCTTCCTTATTCTTAGGTAAAGGAAGTTCCCAAAAGCCTAGATCCCTAGCCCATTCACTCATTCTGACCTTCTTTAGGTGGTAAATAGAAAATTCCCCCACTAGAGGAGGAAACGTCAACTTTTTCTACTTTTCCTAGCCCAGCGCGATCCAAGAGATCCTTTGCTGCAGCCATCTTATCTTTTATACCTAATTCAGTAGGATCATTGAGAGCAGAAACAAGAGCCATAACAGCTTTAGGCGCAGTTTGCGAAAAGTATGCACGAGTTGCTTCAGCAATTTCATCCCTAAGAGAGTCTGTAATAAGTTTTGTAGGTGTATTTTCACTATAACCCGCCAATTTTTTAGCAAACACAACATCTCCACCAGCTTCTTCAAAAAGAACTGCTAAAAACTGCTGTTGATTTTCAGTTAGGTTACGCGCCATTGTAGGTTTTCCTTGTTATAACATAAGTTATACTTAAAATACCCACAAATGCAAGTATTTATTTTCTATTAAGCACATCGCTTATTTCGCCTCTAGTAATTCCTATGTCTTTTAAGTCTTTATCTGACATATTCTGTAGTATGCACCAATCGGCTCTGCGTTGTTGCCTCTCTTGAAAGTTTAATAGAGCTTTTTTAGCCCATGCTTTAATTGCAGCCTTTAATGAGGTTGCACCTGTAGTTACAAAGTTTCCTACTAATTCCATTTTCGTATTCCTATGTTAAAGTTGTCGTTAGTAACAACACATAGTTATACTCATTTGTTAGCGGTAAACTACAGCCAAGTCGGAATACCCGTTAACCTATAGAAGCAAGGGTATTACTTATTCAAACTATCATAGATTTTTTGTAATTTATTTAGTTTACTTTTCCAAGGGCCATATTTTTTTCGAGAAGCTTTTGTTTCATACTTTATCATCCCAGCTTGAGGGGCATCTCTTTTTGTAGCACCCCTTCCATCCCAACCTAACTTCTTATGTTCTCTAAGAGCTAAACTAGCTTTTTTAAATTTATCAAGAGCTTTTTGTCCTGCAAGGTTTTTAGCTTTAATTTTGGTTTTAAGATTAGGATTAGCAAGTTTTAGAGGATCAGCACCCATTTTATTTCCCTTTTCCGCAATTACATTTGTTCATATCGTCATTACATGTTTTACATTTCATTTCTTACTCTCCCTATACATTCTTATACAATTTACACCTGTATTAACAAATACTAAAACTAATATAAGTACTTGCCATAAAGTCACTACCACTTAACCTTATCTGCCCAATACGCTGCACTCATCTTCCCTTTAGCTATATTCTTGCCGTGTCTTGCCTTAAAGCTTTTACGTTTAGCTTTCATGCGATCCGATTCACCGTCTTTGGGTTTACCTGCTGTTGACGCTCCTTGCTCACCAAACCTAATGAGCTTGATTTTGTCACCTTCTTTGGCAAGCACCGCATGGGATTTCGTAGGATGTTTAGGTGTTCTTTTAGGTTTGTTGTAACCTTCAAATTTCTCACCCCTATAGTCAATAGCCATTATGCACCTATTCCACTCTCAGGAACTATAATACAACCTCCACGAGCATATTGCCCTTTAGAAAGAAAGCTGTTCTTTGCTTTTTCAGTATAATCTAAGCAGGTTTGCTTTGTAGGAAATAAGTCATCTGTATTGCTGAACACATTACAGCTATAAACATTAGGCTCACTACAAACTAATAATAAAGATAAAAACATAGGCTTACTTCTTAAATCGATCTACGGTAGGAAATGCTTTACGAAGTATAAACTTAACTAACCTCTTTAGGTGCTTATACACAAACCCTACTGCACTGTTTAAACTACTAACATTACCTAACAAACTAAATAAATTTCCCATACTATTTCTTCCCTGCTTTTGAATTACGTGGAAAACTACGGTTCTTAGCTTTAGATACTACCGATAAGTTTTTCCTAGAGTTATTACCTGTATTGCCATCCTTGTGATGTACATCTTTGCCATCACCTTTTTTAGCTAAACCACCAGCTACCATTTTACGCCTAGCTTTCTTGCGTTCATCATTACGCTTGCGCTGGGCAGGTGTGCCTTGGTAGTTAGAATATTCCTTCTTATAATCACGAGCCATTAGCTTGCCTTTTTCTGAGAGGCTTTAGATAAATCTTTAAGATGAAATAACTTTACACTGGCTTTAGTGTGAGACTTTCCTGAGTGTAAAGAACCGTCTGCCATCTGATGTGTAGCTCCTTTGTAGAGAGTACCATCTTTTTTATAGTGATTCATGCCTTTAGCCACGAGATTTACCCTTCAAATAAGCAGGTGCTTTGTTATTAAACAAAGAATCAATCCACTCTATAAATTTTTCCATTACCACTTCCCGTTTGTTGAACCAAAGTAATATATTACTGCAGCACTTATACTACCTACAACCACAAAGATAAAGATACCTATAACCCAGTTAATTAGGTTGTCTATAAGTTCTTGCTTTTGGTATACTAACTGCTGTTGTTCTTTTCGTTGTTGAGCCTCAATAGCGCAGATTTCACGCCAAGCAGATGGGCCGTAAGTCCATGATATATGAGTTTTCAGTTCATCACGATATTCGGCTAACTTCTGCTTCTTCTCCCATATTTCTAATGCATTTGCTTGATTGTCACTAAACATCTTATATAGAGGTGGCTTCTTAGCCTTCTTCTCTAGGAAATCTAAATCGCTACAAGCTTTTGACCAAGTAGATAAAGTACCAGCCATAGACTGTATATCTTTACCCATAGCTACTGCTTTTTTTATACCTGAAAAAGCTGCTGTAGCACCTGCCATAATTGTGAATGGATCCACAGCAACTCTCCCATTTGTTGTGTTAGCCTACTCCGGGCCTCTCTCTTTCTGGATCTAGAACTTCATACTTCTTTAGAAAGCCTTCTAGAAACATAGCTCTCTCTACGTGATCCAGTGTGTACTTCACACCAGTATCTGCATGGATTGCAGTTCTTACATAAAATACGTCTGACTTAGGAATGTGTACACGATGCATGCGTCTAGAGTCATTACTGGCTAGTGCCTCGTAAAATTGACCTATTACATCTTCTGATGCATATAGTTTTATTCTTTTAGCCATTAATGTCAACACTTAATTGTTATTACAAAGGAATAAAGTGGTACGTGCCGCAAATACTACATTAGGAGTAAAGGAGGGAGAGATTGTAGTAGCTACTTAAAGCCTTACAACACGTACCAAGGTGGTAACTTGTACAAAATAAAGAGGGAAGGAGTAAAACCCTTTTTGTACAATGGAATGTTACTACAAATATAATATGTTATACGGAATATATAGTCAACAGGTAGTTAAACTTTTATTTGTTTATTTATTAATTAGTTTAACTTGCCTAAGTCCACTATCTTTTCAAGCAATCTTCTAAAAGGTAGTTAAACTTTCTTAGTAATTACTTTCTT